CTTATCCCTGCCGGACGGCTATCCGATCGACGACACCGATCCGTGTGTCGATTGCGACGATGGGGCCGATTGCGTGGCGTGTCTTGCCGGGCCGGATCTCTCGATCGGTGGTGAGGGAGGCGGGGAATGATCACTTTTGCCTTTACCGTGGCCTACGTCGTGATCGGATGGATCTTGCTGGAATGGGCGCAAGAGTAGGGATCTGATCTATGCCGAAGGGATCGGATCTGGGGCGAAAAATGCTTTAGATCCGCCTACCTGGACAGCCCCCACGGAAACCTTGCGCTTTGGCGCGCGTCGTGGGAGGCTTTCTACAGGAGATCACCAAATGCGTACCGCGTCCCTCCGAAACCGCTCACACCCGTCCCGCTCGCAACCGGACACCGATCCGACCGAGGTAGACGGCGGTCAGATCCGATCGTCGTCGCACGTCGCGAGGGCGCTTAGGGCGCTCCCAGACTGGAGCGTGTCGTCTGCCGTGTTGCGCGCCACCTACGCTAGCGACGTGTCCCAGGATGGCATTTGGAGCGCGTTGGCGGATAGCGCAGGGTTGTCGGCCGAGGATCTCACGCTCGAATGGGAGTGATGAAACGACGCCGCACCCACCATATAGACGGAGGCAATCCACCCCTAACACTAAATGAGAATCATTCTCAATATCCCCCCGTCTCACACCCAACCCCAACCCGATACACAATCGACCGCATAGGAGCCTAACCGTGTCTCAGTTTGATCTGAAAGCCTACAGCGAATTCGCCATCCGCCGCCTCGACGCCGCGCTCGACGCGATCGGCGACCCTGCCAAACGCGATGCGGTCCGATCCGCGCTCGGCCCGTCGATCGCCCTCGCGATCGCGTCCGGCGCTAGCGCCGACGACACGATCCGCACGCGAGCGGTTGCGATCGTGCTTGCTGATGCTGTGTGCAACGGATACGCCGGTGAGGCGCCTCAGTTGACACTTTTTGCGTGTCCCGCGCCAGATGAAGCACAGTAGCCACTAGGCTACCATTGACCTGGAGCGGCGTTAGCGGGTTAACGCCGTCTCGACTTGGTACGACCGGGGCGGCTTAGCGTTAAATTCGTGACGACCGGGGGGTCGAAAAAACGGGCGTGGGGTTCTGACGGACGCAATTTCGGGCCGGGGGGCAAAGTAGAAGCCGGGGGGTCAATTTATTCGGTCGGGGGGTGTTTTTAATTTTGGGTCCTCCGGCAATTAATTTTGCCCCAGAAACCAACCCTTTTCGTTGGTTACGGCCGGGTTCTGCCCCGAACCCGCCAAGTAAGCCCCACCTTCTTGTTAGTTACCGAACCCGGACATAAGATGAGGTAATATATTCGTATGACCTTCCAGAAAATTGCCCTCGATACCACCCACGCCAAAATCCACGCCGGGCGAGCCTTCGTTTTCACGACCCTTACAACTGCCTACACAACGGGCTCCCCGTGCGAGGTACACATCACCACAGGAACGGCGGGATGTCACCTCAGTCTCGTAGGAACGAGCGGTGGTGGGGCCGTGCTCAGTCTCTATGAGGCGCCGGTCGCCGCAACTACCGGCTTCCTAACCCCCGCCCAAAACCGCAACCGATTCTCGTCTACCACACACCTAACGGCTCTCCGAACCAACCCGGTTGTGACTACCGCAGGGACGTTGCTTTGGGCTTCTCTGATCCCAGGCGGGACCGGCGTCCGTGCCCAGGGGGGTGGGGGGGAGTTGAACGGCGAGGTTGTCCTCGCCACGAACCAAACCTATCTCGTGCGCCTTGAGAACCTTACGACGGCCCAACCCGGCGGCATCGAGTGCCGGTTCTACGAGATCGCCTCGGGTGAAACCGCGGGCGGCCTCGCGTAACGCTAACTGGCGAGCAACCGCTCCGTCTCGATTCGGTCACGCTCGGCCAGGTAGGCGTCCACGCGGGCGCCCTGCCAACGCCAAACCGCGTGTCGTAGAACGAAGCGCCGCCACCAACCCAACGCGAACCCGTTGATGGTCACCGGCCCGGTGTGGTCGAACTCGATCCAATAGTTGCAGCGCCCGTGCCACAGCGACCCGTGAACCCCCACCGCCCACCCCTCGGGGTCCTCGTCCATTAGACGTAGCGCCCCGGCTAACGGACCCACCTAGTCCTCCGTAACGGGCTGGAAGCCTACTTTACGCCGGGCCTGGTACTTGCGCTGCCGCAATCGGTTGCGCTCTCGATGTTCCTCTACGGTGGCCGGAGGGCCGTCGTAGTCCCCGAGCCCGCGCGTTTTCTCATGGATGGTGTAGTCCTCGGGCGTGCCGAGGCCCATGAACCGATCGACGAACACCGGCTGGATGCGCCCGCTTGTGAGGAAGTTGTGGCACGGCGCGAAGTAGTATTCGCCGTTGACCTTGAACTGCGCCGCCTTCATCGCCTGGATCGCATCGAACATTTCCCCGGCCCGCCGGAACCAGTACGCCCCGACTGTAGCCATCCGATCCTTCGGTGGAACGGCGGGCTTCTCGATGATAGTCCCGGTCGCGGGGTCGTAGTAGCTCCACTTCGATTCGTTCCGCTTCGCCGTGAAGCACAGCGGGATCGCGGCCACGTCGACGCATTGGCGCACTTCAGCGAATCGGCTCTCGCGGACTGAGTAGGTCTGGTCGCTGTTGACCACGAACACGGGCGCATCCCGGTCCAGATAGGGCTCTGCCAACTGAACCGTGCTCGCCGCCCCGGTCGTCAAGGCGCCCACCGGAATCACCTCCGCTCGATCACCCAGGAGGTCTTGGCCGCGGCGGACGTGCTCGGCCCGGAACAGGACGAATACCTTACCTGCGTCGCTTCCGAGCGCGGCTAGGGAGTCCTCGATGGCGATTTCAATCAGCCGCTTCTCGCGCTTCACACTCCAAATGAACGGCTTGGGGTCGACGAAGCCCGCCGCAGTAAAGCGAGAGCCCTGGCCGGCGGCGGGGATGACGATATTGGTTTTGGTCACAGGTCCAACCCCCCGGTCCCGCCCGCCTTCTCGATAGCTTCTCGAACCCTACTGAACGTAACGTCTCCGGGCCCGGTAACGGTGAGGACGTGGGCGCCGGTCTTGAACGCCGCTTCGAGTCCTACCGGGGAGTCCTCCACGATCAACGTCTCGTGCGGACGCACGCCGAAGTGGGCCATCAATTGCAAATACCCCTCCGGGTCGGGTTTCGGGCGGTTGACCGACTCGTTCGTCGTGACGGACTCCACGAAGGGTTGGAGGCAGGCGGAGTAGAGGAACTGACGAACGGACTCGAAGATCGCGTTCGAGTAAACGCCGATACGGATACCGGCCCCGTGAATGGCACTCAGGAGGTAGACCTTCTCCCGGTCGGGTGGGTAACGCTTCGCCGCGGCGAGCGTGTATTCCTGCTTGGCGCGGTTGATGTTGTGTGCCGTCTCCGGGTCGACCCCGAGCATCTGAAGTTTTACCCGCGTCGGGCGCCCCTCTAGTTCGCGCTCCGTGTCCTCAGTGAAGTGGGTTCCGTGCTCCGCGCAGGCCGCCCGGAAGGAATCTCGGTGAATGGGGCAGGCGTCGATTAGCACGCCGTCCATATCGAACAGAATCGCTTTGATAGCCACTATCGACCTCCCGCCAACCGAATGTCGGCTAGAACCATACGCTCAATCAGGGCGTCCAACCCAACCGCGGGCCACCACCCCAACTTCCTACGAGCCTTCGAGGCGTCCCCGCACAAGTAGGGCACTTCAGTCGGGCGGGTGTCACAGCCCGTGACGACGTGCTTTTTCCAATCGAGCCCCGCCACCGCGAACGCGCGGGCCACGAAGTATTCGACGGACCGGGACACACCCGTAGCGATTACGAAGTCGTCGGGGTCGGCTTGCAGCATCGCGCGCATGGCCGCGACGTAATCCCCCGCGTAACCCCAATCCCGCATCGGGCTCAAGTCGCCAAGGAACAGCGGCTCGGTAACGCCCCCGGCGACGAGTCGCCCAACGTATCGAGTCACCTTGCGTGAGAGGAACTCCTCGCCACGCCGCTCGCTCTCGTGGTTGAACAAGATCCCGCACGACACCGCCAGGCCGCGGTCGCGGTAGTATTGGGCGGCGACGTGTGCGGCGATCTTACTCACGCCGTAGGGGGACCGGGGGCGGAGCGGAGAGGACTCGTTCAGCGGAGCCCTAGCGACCCCGAACATTTCCGACGTGGACGCCTGGTAGACGCGGGCGTCCCGTCGTGCGAGGAGCGCGGCCTCGAACACGTTGATGGCGCCGCGAGCGTTCACATCGAACGTGTGTCCGGGGGCGTCGAACGAAGCTCCGACGAACGACTGCGCCGCGAGGTTGTAGATTTCGTGTGGGTCGGACACCTCGATCGCTTGCCGAACGGTTTGGAAGTCCGTCACGTCCCCCGTCAGGAGCGTTACGCCGGGGACCTCCCGGCGGGGCTGTGAGCTTCGTCGAGCGAGGCCGTAGACGGTGTAGCCCAGGGCGAGGAGGTGCTCAGCGAGGAAAGAACCGTCCTGTCCGGTGATGCCGGTGATTAGTGCGCGGGTCATTGTTCTCCTACCGTCCAGCCCTTGGTTTCAAGGAAGGCCCGTTTGGCCTCGGCATCCTCTCGGGGATGGCGCTCCAATACGTCAGGGCGATCTTTCCACTTCTCGACGAACGACGCGTAGTCGCGGAGGTCGTTGCGGAGGTCGGCGTCAATCCCGCCACGCTTCCGCCCGACGCCGTGACCGTGGTACACGAGGGCACTCGATACGCACAGGGGCGTGATACCGGCGTCGGCGATGCGTTGCTCGTGGTCAGTATCTCCGAAGGTGAGGCCAAACTGATCATCGTAAAGACCCACGCGATCGTAGAGCGATCGGTGTGCGAGGAAGCATGAGAAGTGAAAACCGCGTCGAGCGATGGGGAGTTGGATCATGCCCGTGAGGACCGCCGTGCTCAAGTATCCCGTATAGTCAAACTCCCCATAGGGAATGCTTGTAGCACCGATGTAGGGGCGTTCGGGGCTAACGAGCGCGAACATGGCCTGAATCGTCCCCGGCAAAACCACCACGTCGTTACATACGACGCCGATTACGTCGGACTTCGCCAGCGCGATACCGGCGTTGACCGCGCCGTAGGGGCCACGATTGGGGTCGAGTCTGAGATAGGTGCCCCCGATCGATTCGACGGATTCTTTCAGAGTATGTACGGCGTCTCGGGGAGTATCACGAGAACCGTTATCAACCAGGATGGTGTGGGCTTCGCGCGGGGCGAACACTTTGATCGCTGCGACGCATCGAAAGGTGATGTCGAGGTTGTTGTAGGCGGGGATGATTAGGTCGAGTGGTGTGGTCACTACGTTTTCCTTATCGTGGAATTTCGGCAAGAATAGTGGACGCCGTGTCAGCCCATGTCGGCAGCGGACGTTCGTGGATGTCTACTCGCCGATTGTCCTCCTGGGACGCAAAGAAATTGGCGTCCGCCCCATTTAGAACCACAATCAGGTCGTCCTTGAACCGATTGAAATCGGTCTGAATACCATAACGACACGTCTCCGGTAGCGCCATGTGCGGAACGTAGAACGGCACGCACCCCCGCGCCTGCGCCTCTAGGGCGGACAAGCAATACAACTCCACGCCGGTACACGGGTGCAACCAAAAGCGAGCGGTGTCGAGCACGGCGCGAACGGCGCCCTCGGCGGCCCCCGGGCCATAGGGAGTGGTCGCCAACTCGTAACCGGTGGCGGCCAGCACATCGGACCAGATTGATTGCAGAAATCCGAGCCCGCGATCGGGTGCCGACGTGAAACAACACACCCTTGGCCGGTCCATCAAGCGGGGCTCCGTAACGACCTCGAAGTCACACCCCAACGGCAGCAGCGTCACGGGGGCTTTGACAATCGGCTCCATGACGGACCAATGGAAATCCGACATGAGGAACAACCGGTCGTACCCGTCTCCCACGCACGGGTCGGTGGGGCGGTTATAGAGGCTCGTCCACTGGAACCGCGCTCGGCTACCGCGCCGGGGGCGGTTCACGTTGCAGTCAATCACCACCCGCTCACGGTCGAGCGCGTCCGCGCCCCCACCGCGGGTGATATACATGACGCCGTTGTGGTGCTTTACAGGTCCGTCATACACGACGGATACTAGCCCCTGTTTGGAGAGTTCCTCGGCGGTGCGAACGTAGAACTTGTTGGTGCCGGTGACCGGGTTGGTTGGGTCCCAACGAAACCCCTCGGGCAACGGCTCGGTGTGGATTACGACAGCAGTCACGCGAACCCCCGAGCCTTGGTGATGACGTATCCGGCGAGGCCGGCTCCGAAGCACGATACCAACAGCATCGCAATAGCCGCTGGGAGGCTGTGAGACGAGATCGCGGCCGACAGGAGCACCAACCCACCAGTTCCCACCACTAGGGTCAACCCCGCGAAGAAATTGAGGCAGTCGGACAAGAACATTTCGCCCGCGAGCCGGAACGGCCCAGGAATCGGCGTCAGCGGCTGGAACGGCACCTCACCGAAAGTCGCGGAGCCGGGGGAGGCCGGGGAGGTTGGGGGCGTAAACGTCATCGGTCGTCTCCAAAGTGGTCGGGACCATCGAAACCCAGGGCGTAGGCTCGGCAGTCGCCGCAGGCGAAGTCTCCGATATAGCACTCCGCACCACAGTCGCAACAGATCGCCGCTACGGACCGGCATTTTTGGCACCACGAAAGCCACGGCGCTCGATGGGGCGCCGCCAAAGCCCCGTTCGGGCACGCCGTACCGCAGCGATCGCAGGGGTACTCGGTGGTGTCCGGCTCGGGGTCCGGGGCTACGACCGCAGCCGAGTGTGGGAGAACAGAGAACAGGTCGAGTTGGTTTGCTTTCGTCATGTCGCTACCGTAGTCCCCGTATCGAAAGCGTCAATAGGGACGTAATCCGAGGGCTTCATTTTGTCGCGGAAGGACCACACTTTCGAGAACCGCTCCGCCACAGCCTTCCACCCGTATCGGGTTAGGGCGCGGCGCGCCCGCTCTCGTCGAACGGCTACCCCCTCGGGTTCCTTGAGAAATTCGATCAGGCGCCGCTCGTAGTCCTCCGTAGACGTAACGAAGTGGGCGTCGCCCGCTGTCACTTCCGGTAGAGCGCCGTTCGGGACCGTCAACACGGTAGATCCGGCAGCGAGAGCCTTGACAGACGAGATACAGAACGTCTCGACCTCCGGGGACTCGAAGTGGGAGTAGGCCCACACGTTCGCCTTGCGGAGCGCGGTGTGAAGTGTGTCGTGGTCGACGCCTCCGTGGTGTTTCACATCGAGGTGCTGCACAGTCTCGTACAGTTTGACTACTTCGTCATACTTCTGCGGCTGAAACGCCTCCAACATGCTCCAATCGTAGTAAATATCCAGCTTCGCTTGCGGGACGGCCGCCTTGACCCGCGGCCACATGTGCAGGAGTTGAACCAGACCGCGGCTCGGGCAGGACGAGTAGACCACGGAGTACGGGTCACGATCACCCACGGGAGCCAGGTCAAACGCCACCTCGTCGATGAACGGGGCGAAGTCCGTTTCGGTGATCCCGTTGCTGAGGTGGACGAACCGCCCGTTATATCCACAGCGTCGGATCATGCGCTCGTGAAAATCGGACAGCACGATCGCAGCATTACAGCCCGCGCCCAAGTGCGGAACGTGCTGGGGATGGACGCCCAGGCCCGAATCGTGGAGCCACAAGAACGCCTGAATGACCCCCGGAAGGGCGTTCCCGCGCTTGGCCGCCTCTTGCATCAACTTCAGAAGTAGCCCAGGAGCGCGCCATAGAACGAGTGTCCCGGCCTCATCATCCGCGTTCCAAGACTCAATCGGCTGCCAGTCCACACCGTACTTATCCGGCCCCGGAATGCGATGCGGGGGCAACACGCCGAACACGCGCACGTTCCGGCCGAGGGCTGCGAGTTCCCGCGTAAGGTACATCACCGCTTCTTCAGAGCCACCGAGCATCCCACCACCACCGTTCTCGTCGAACGGCTGGGGGGTGCTGGGGACGAGGATGGTAATCCGATCGACCTCGCGCCGCACGGCATTGACGTGGGGCATGATTACCTCGTCGTTACGGAGCTTCGGTGGAACCCGGTTGATCAGGCGCTCGGCGACCGCGGGGTTCATACCCAACTTCAACGCACTACCGGCGGCGGTGATGTAGATGGCGCCCTGCTCGAAGATGAAACCCTCGTGCGTTGCCTGCTGACCCATCCCGGCGCTGCGTTGGGCGGCCTTAATCACACCCATGTGATCGTCGAGCGAGAAGCGGATCAGACCCTCGTAGGCGGGGCCAGCTTTCTTGCCCCAATCGAGCGCCTTGGTGAGGAGGTTGTCGCGCTCGGGCCGCGGACCCTTCTCGGCGAGGTACTGGTAGGTCTTGGAAATGTCGGCGGCGGCCTGACGCCCCTCGGGGTAGGACTTGTAGAGGGCGTAGAGTTGTTCCCAGAGCGGGATCGCCTCGGCGACGTGCCCATCCATCTTCAATTCCATAGCCAGCGTCCGCGCTAGGCGGGCGCGGTACTTCGGGTCCGTGGCGGTTTCCATTTCCTTCCTGGCGATGATGGTGTTGCGCCGGATAGCCGCGACCTTCTCCTCTTTGGTCTTGGGCTTGTGGCGCATCAAGAATTCGTCAGTCCGACCGAAAGACGTGTCGGGCAGCCCCTCGCCGTCGGGGTACGCGAATTCCAGGCGCTCGTGGATCGCGTCGTTGAAGCGCCACCCCTCGCGCCACCGGGCGATTCTCATGGAGGGGAGTTCTTCGAGCCTGTCGTACTCGTACTTGACGAAGAAGCCCTCGACCTGCGGATGCTGCGCCTCACACTTCACCAGCAGTTTCCGAACCTTCTCGCCACCGACCAATTGGTCATCCGTGTCGAGGAACATGCGCCACCGGGCAGGGCTTTGATCGAAACAGAAGTTCCGCGCCGCGGAGAAGTCGTCGACCCAGGCGAAGTCGGAGAGCACTCCCCGATGGGCCTTGAGAAAGTTCTCCACCAAGACCCGCGACCCGTCGACGCTACCGGTATCCGTGAAGGCGTAGTGGTCGAAATGCCCGGCCACCGATTCCAACAGAGCCGGAAGCGTGGTAAGGTTGTCTCTGAAGATGACGCACAGGCCAAGATAGGGTTGCGGGCGGGATTCGTTTTGGTGGTTCATCTACACTAGATTTAGCACACGATATGATTAAAACAAGCGTAAACGTCACCCTGAAGCGCCTGGAACAGGAAAGAATCGCCCGCGAGGGGGACGCCTGCCGGAAGTCGTTCAAGGCGTTCATCGAGGCTTCCTGGCCCATTGTAGAACCCGGCGCCAAGTTCCTCAACGGTTACCACATTGACGCAATCTCAGAGCACCTTCAAGCGTGCGCCGCTGGGCAAATCAAGCGCCTTCTAATCAATATTGCACCGCGGCACGGTAAGAGCACCCTCGTCTCCGTGCTGTTCCCCGCGTGGATGTGGACACATACGCCCACGGAACGGATGCTCTATGGGTCCTACGCCCTCGACCTCGCCCGACGCGACTCTACCCGCACCCGCCGAATCATCCTGACCGATTGGTACAAGGAACGGTGGCCGCATGTCGTGATGAGCGAGGACATGGCGACCAAGAGCAACTTCGAGAACACCATGACTGGTGTGCGCCAGATTACGTCGGTAGGCGGCCCCACAACCGGCTTGGGTGGGACGACGCTGGTACTCGACGACCCATTGAACGCCAAAGACGCCGAGAGCGCCATCGTTCGCCAGAACACAATCGACTGGATTCGTGAGTCGTTCTCTACACGCTTGAATCCTGGGCGGCAGGTACAAATCTGTATCATGCAGCGCCTCCACACGAACGACCCTAGCGGGTACTTCATCGCCGAGGGTGGTTGGGACGAGCTTATCCTCCCTGTGGAGTACGAGGGTCCGCGCAAGGCTACGTCGATCGGCTGGGTAGATCCCCGCAAAGAGCCCGGCGAGATCCTGTGGAAAGAGCGGTTCGATTCGGACTCCGGCCGGGGCGAACTGGCTCACCTCAAGAAAACGCTGGGTTCTGTGGCTACGGCCGGACAGCTACAACAGCGCCCCGTACCGCGCGGCGGTAGCACCTTCAAGGCCACCTGGTTGAGATACTGGTACGACCCCGACCTGTGCGGTGGCGAGCCGGACCCCGTGTGCGTGCCGAAGCCGGACGGGCTCTACTTCGAGTGCCAGCAGAAACCGAAGCCTCGGTGGGACGAGTCGGCGACTCTGGGTAGTTGGGACTTGGCTTTCAAGGGTGGGGCGCAGAACGATTACGTCGTCGGTCAAATCTGGGCGCGGGGTGTGAAGGACGACCGCGCGAATTGCTACCTACTCGCCCAGGAGCGCGGCCAGTACGATTTCGTATCGACAGTCTCCGCGGTAAAACGAATGACGGTAGACTTCAATCCTGGCTACTCGTTGGTGGAGGAGAAGGCCAACGGCGCCGCCATTATTGCCGCCCTCAAGGGCGAGGTGCCGGGGATGATCGCAATCAACCCACAAGGCGGCAAGGAATCTCGCGCGAGCGCGGTCGCCCCACTACTCGAAGCCGGGAACGTGTGGCTCCCCCACCCGAAGATGCCGGGCTACGAATGGGTCGAGGGCTTCGTGAATGAGCTTCTGATCTTTCCGCGCGGGGACTACGACGATCAAGTCGACGCAATGACCCAGGCACTAACGCGAATGCGGCAAAAGACCGTTGAGGAAATCGACATGGGTCCGACCGTGCAACTACACACGATGCCGGGAGGCAATCGCTTCCGAGTGTAGTAACTCGGTCCGCACAAAATCCAGCACGGATTTCGTAATTCCAAGATCGGGGCTTGGTGCAATCCAAATCAGTCGATTATGTGGATCTGTGAATTCCCCGCCCCAAATCGCAGGCGCCAGCATTTCCTCGCAGTTATCATCGATCCAGATTACCGGCGGACCGGGCTTGGTGAGTTCGTCTTGAACGACGCGAGACTTCAACCACATCGATCCATCCCCGAACCGGCGCGGGTAGCCGATCATCGGCGTCGGCAGAACGGGCCAGCCCAATCGGGCGCCAATCTCTGGGTTGGCCCGGTCCTCGGTGTGTGCCCAGGTTGTCAACCACCGAATATCTGGGGTGATTTTCCATAGCGCGGCAGCCATGTCCTCGCTCAATAGCAGCGGGAATCCCTCCTCAGACCTAACCGCGAAAAACGCCCAAGCCGCGTTCTCGTCCGTCATGGGGTTCAACACACCATCAACGTCTAGGAACAGGATGGGGGGCTGGTCAGTCACAGGTCCACCACTACTGGAAGATTACGCACGCGGTACTTCTCGTCAAGTACCGAGACATTGAACACCACAGTTTCCCGTAACGAATCCGGCCCCCAATCAACCTTGTATCGGCCGTGAGCCTCGTGGATGTGCCCGCAGAAGGCATACCGCGGGCGGACGTACCACAGCCGATTCAGCAGCGCCACAGAACCAACGTCCTGCCCCGACACGACGCAATCGCCGTATCCGAACGGCGGCCCGTGCGTGAACACCACGTCGGCGTCGTCGGGGATGTTGGCGAAAAGGTTGTCCTGCGCGGCTTCGGTGGGCATGAAGGCCCAATCGCCGAATGGGTTGGAATATGGGGCGCCGTAGATTACCGCCCCGGCCAGCCGAACGGTTTGATTTACTAGGACGCGGATTTCACGCTCGGCGAAGCGTTGAACGATTGCGGCGGCCTCGGCGGGATTCTCCTCGGCGGATAGATCGTGGTTCCCCCAGGTCAAGAGGATGTGCCGATGTGGGAGATCCCCGAGCCACCGACCGAACGACTCTAGCGTCGAGTGCTCGCCGCGTTGGGTAACGTCGCCGCAATGGATTAGCACGTCTCCGTCGGGGACGGTGACGCGGTTATGTAGTCCGTGGGTATCGGAAAGAGCTACGATGCGCACGCGCCACCTCCTCAGAAGGAACCGCCCACCCTTAGGCCGGGGCGCGAAGCCTCTCCCACATTACGGAGCCCGTGGTGGGATACCGGGCCTAGGATGGACCATGAACCAGCGCCTAGGAAACCGAAGAATTCGACAGGAACGCGCGAAGGGCGTCGGCGATTCGACCGTTGGCTGGTGCGAGATAATCTCCGTCTGCAAACCGCCCGTGGGCAAGGCGCTGAACCAGATACTCGCGGGTGACCTGTGTGGGCTTCCACTGACCCTCAAGTCCGTAGCAGGAGCACTGACTGCCCTCGCACTCGAACAACTCCCCGTTGAGTTCCGAGAGGACGTAGGCAGAGCCTTGATAATCTTCGTAAAAGTACCCGGCGATGACGACTTCATGCCCGCCGAGATCATCACATTGGAAGTCGCGTAGCATGTCCTCGACCGAGGACCAATCACCAAAGAAAACCGGCTCAGTAGACATTCATTCCTCCAAAACTTGGTGGTAGCGGCGGTAGGACTCGAACCCAACATGAGCGGAATCAAAATCCGCCATCCTGCCATTAGATGACACCGCTATAGCGGGCTTTGGTCGTTCTAGGACGCGACAAGCCGCGTGTTTTTGGGGTGAAGGGGCGGAGTTGAACCGCCGTTCCCAGAATCACAATCTAGTGCCTTACCGCTCGGCCACCTCCACACTAAAAGCCCAGAGCAGGAATCGAACCCGCGTTTCTGCCGTACAAAGGGAGCGTCCTACCGCTGAACGATCTGGGCGTTGGCGGGGCTGGACTCGAACCAGCGACTTCGGCCTTATCAGAGCCGCGTTCTAACCAACTGAACTACCCGCCATCGCGTTCTCCATCAATCTCCTTTTATACCATTCCGGCAATCCCTTCACGAATGTAGACATGAGATTCTTCCGGTAAAGGGCGTAAAGCGCGTCACGGATCTCAGCGCCGTGCTCCTTCTCAACGTCCTCCTGCACTTCCTTCACCAACTCCCCGATGTCCGCGGGCGTGTCCGTCAGTACGCCCGCCTCGCGGAGGTGCTGCGCGGCCTTGTTCCACCGAGCCTCCGTGCGGTATACCTCGGCGATCGTCTCGGGAGAATCCTTACCCAGCGGGCTCGGCCGGCTTGCCGAACGCTTTTCCTTGAACGCCTCCGAAACGACCTTCCCGGCGAAGTGCTCCGCGCCCGCGTGGGCGAGGGCGTAGTTCTTGATCACGACGCCCTCGATCTTGCAGCCCCCCAGGAACGAATCCTTTTGGAGCCACTCGGCGACCACGCCGAGATCGGTCAACGTGCCGTGGAAGTACGTCGGCACCACGTCGAACCCGAGTTCACGCGCCCACCCGGCCAACGCCTCGGGCGCGGAATAGGCCCCACACGAGCCCTGGTGATCGAACAGGGCGATATACCCCGCCGGGACCCGGCCATAGGCTAGTGCGTTGTGTCGCGGGCGGGTGACAGCCTCCCCGCGGAAAACGTGTCCGGGCGTGAGTCGGTCCCGCACCGCGACGATCGCCGCGACCGCGGGCGCGAACAACTTGTCTTGCGTGTTCCAGGCCACCGGACCGCCCCGGCTACGGATCATGAGGTTGCCTTCGAGATTCACACCGAAGGAAATCTGCGATCCGTCGACCTTCTCCTGAACGAGCACCGGCCCGCTAGAGAGGAGGTCGAGGATGTGGCGGTCGCCGAGGTTCTTGGGGGACGGATAGGACGGGAGGGACATGGAACTAAACCCCTACTTTACTTTCGTGGTGGAGAAGGGTGGAATCGAACCACCTGGCCCGTTAGGGCGCGATTTTACAGACCGCCGCGACTCTCCTACTTCGCCGCTTCTCCGTGTACCGCCCGAGGGGATCGAACCCCCGACCCGTTCCTTGTAAAGGAACCGCTCTACCACTGAGCTAGGGCGGCATTGAAAGAGTTTTGGTGCTCCCGGCGGGACTCGAACCCGCAGATTTCGGAATCTAAATCCGTTGCCTATGCCAGTTCGGCTACAGGAGCCCTACGTTACGCGCTCTCGCCAGCGCCTCGTCACCGTCCGCCTTGAGCGCCCACGCGGTCTGAAACGATCCGTGATGCAGATGTGCCTTGGCGATCCCGAACGCTGTGTAGGCGTCCGACATGGCGGTGAGCATTTCTGCTCTCAAGGGTGTCTTAGCCGTCTTAGCGCGCTCTCGAAGGCGAAAAGCGTTACCGGCAAGAATCGCCATCGATCGTTCGGGGAGTCGATTTTCGGGAACGTTTCTGGACACGAGAACCTCCTACGAAAGAACCTAAACGCGGTTTCAGAACGGTCAAGGGCCTATCAAGAGATCAGGCCGCCCACAAAAGCACGGAGGTCGTTACCCACGGCGGCCCCGCCCCGAGACGACCACCCATCGCAATCGAGAATCGGCATACCCAGTCTGCGGGCTTCCAGCATTTCCCCGCGGGCGCCGGTAGACCGGAACCACCCGTCGATCAGGATTACCCCGTCGCACTTCCGCAGCAACGCCAACGTCCCCTCCAACCAAAACTCGTCCGCGGCGTGGCCGTCGAAATGGGCCGTGTTGCTGTGTGGGATGACGGGGTACGCGCCCGCGTGCGCGAGGGCGACGCCCCAGGTTCGGGCGTTGTGGACGTTCTGCTCGATACCCCACGGGGTATCAGCACGATAGGGGCCTGCGACGTAGACAAGCGGGATCACGCTTCCTCCGAATCTGCCGAATCCGCCAACAACCACCGGATCATTTCGGCTTCGTCCATGGCGCGCGCCCGATTCCCGCAGTCCGTACAGCCGTCCTTACCCTGACAGGAGTTCCAATACGGGGTTTGGGTGAGCCCCGGACCGCTCGCCGGGTAGGTCCGGTCCGGCCCGGCGCCAATATCGCTGTGGGTTACAACCCGGAACGGAAACGGCCGCGCCAACATACCCGCCCGAGAGACGGCCGTCGACGCGTCGCACTCCATACCGGCACTCTCCCAAAATTCGTTCGTCAGACGGTCATCGAGCGCGAAGCGGGTGCGGTAGTATCCGAAACCACCCCAGTTCGACTCCACCTCCGCACACGAATAGATCACGGGCTGTCCCCAACACATTCTTCGGCCCATTGCCGCCTCCGGGTGGTTTCACCGTTCGTGGTAAGATAACCATCAAACCCGGCCCGTCAAGGGCTGTCAGATCCGCACGGAATCTATGCCGCGTAAGCGCCCCCCCACAACCGTACAGATTGGTGTAAACGCCCCAAAACATGCGGGCGGGCGTATCCAAGAGGAGTGGCACCCGAACCTCCGGGGGGCGAAAGCGGCCAAGATTTACGAGGAAATGCGGGATAACGACGCCATCGTGGGCGCCGTCCTCTATACCATCGAGTCCTATCTCCGCAAGATGGATTGGGACGTGATCCCAGCCAACGACTCCGCGGAGGCCCTCAAGGAAGCCGAATTCCTGCGATCCTGCATGGACGACATGGATGACCCCTGGCAGGACTTCATTTCGGACGTACTGTCGTTCCTGCCCTACGGGTACTCCCTCCACGAGATCGTCTACAAAATCCGAGTCGGGCCGCAGGAAACCAGCCCACGCTTCCGCTCGAACGCCACCGACCACCGCGTCGGTTGGCGGGCGCTGGCCCTTCGCCCGCAGTCGTCCATTGATCGGTGGGAGATCGACCCGGTAAGCGGGGAGATCCTCGGCGCGTACCAATGCCCCCCGAACGGGATGGGCGTGGCGAGCGAAGTGTTCATCCCCGCGGAGCGTAGCGTGTTGTTCCGCACGCGCCCGTACAAGAACTCGCCGGAAGGCCGCAGCATCCTCCGTAACGCCTATCGGGCTTGGTACTTGAAAAAGAGGTTGGAGGAAATCGAGGCTATCGGCCTCGCCCGCGACCTAAACGGTTTGGTCGTGATGCAGGTCCCGCCGCAGATCATGTCACCCAACGCTTCCGCGGCCCACAAGGCGACCCGCGCGGCGATGGAGGACGCAGTAAGCAAGATCCACCACGACGAGTTGGGGGGTCTTGTCATCCCGTCCGAAATGGAGCCGGGGGAGGCGAGCATTGCCACCGGCTACAAGCTTGCACTCCTGTCGACCAGCGGTGGTAAGCAAGTCTCTGCCGATCCGATCATCCGGCGCTACGACGCGCGCATCGCCATGTCAATGGCGGCCGAATTCCTCATTCTCGGAACCGAGAAGCAGGGTTCTTTCGCGCTCGGCGCCGAGAAGTCCGCCAACTTCCTGCGATCGTTGTATTGGTACGGCAACACCATCGCCGCCACCCTCAACAAGACCGCGGTAAAGCGTCTCTATGACGCCAACGGCGTTCCGATCGAGCACCGCGCCCGGCTCGCGCCCGGTGAGCTAGAGTCGCCCGACCTGCTGGGCATGGCTCAGTTTCTCACGGCAGTCACTGGCGGGGGGCTTCTGCACCCCACCCCGGCCGTAGAGGAGCGCATCCGAGAGATCGGCGGGCTGCCTGAGGAAACGGACGCGCTGGAAGCCCTGTTCGCGGAGGAGAAGGCCGCCGAGGAGGCCGCCGCGAAAGCTGAAGCGGACGCCCGCGCGCTCGCCGCCCGGCCCGCACCCGGCTCCCAGCCTGCGCCACCCAAGGAACCCGCCTAATGCCTTACGCCAGCACCGCTGAATTACCCGAGAACGTCCGCAAACTCCCGGCGAAGAAGCAACGCCAATTCATGGCGGCTTTTAATTCAGCATTTATCCAATACAAAGACGAGAAGCGCGCTTTCGCTACGGCGTGGTCTGCGGTCAACAAAACCGCAGTAGCCAACGAGATTGTGTTCAAGGCCGCCGACAAGCCTAAGCAAATCCTCTATTGCGTGGTCCTGGAGCCCGCCACCGAGGATCTTCAGGGCGATGTGACGGACGAAACCGAAATCGAGAAGGCCGCCCACCAATACCTACTCGACTCTCGCGTGATCGGCGATTCGCATCAAAAAGATGGATATGGTAACCTTTTCAAGGTAGACGCGGGTGTTGTTGAATCCTTCATCGCACCGACCGACTACGAGGTTAGCGGAGAAAAGATACTGAAGGGCTCCTGGGTCATCGCCATCAAGGTGTACGACACGGAAGTCTGGAAGTCGATTGAGGCCGGAGAAATCACAGGCGTCTCAATCGGAGGTTTCGGAGAGAGGGTTCCGTATGACGACTAAGTTGACGAACCTTTCAATCAAAGAAATCTCTCTAGTGAAAAAGGGCGCGAACGGAAAGCGCATTTACCTCACGAAAGCACAGGATTCAGATCAAATGGACACCCAAGAAATCGAGAAGGCTCTGAAGGACGCGGCGGACGCCAAGGTGGCACTTGAGAAGGCCGAGGCCGATCGCAAGACCGCCGAGGACAAGATCGCGGCACTTGAGAAGGCGGCTGCGGACGCGGCGGCGGCCACCGCGACCGAGCGGGCGGCGCTTGAGAAGGCTGCTGTCGACGCGGCGGCGAAGGCCGTCGAGCTTGAGAAGGCCCTCGAAATCGAGAAGGAGGCCAAGGCGGTTTCCGAGGCCGTCCAGAAGGCGGCTGTCGCCTACAAGCACCTCCCCGAGACTCCCGAGGTTCTTGGACCGCTCCTGCGTACTATCCGTAAGGCCGACGCCGCGGTGGCCGACAAGGTTGAGGCGCTCCTCGCCAAGGTCGACACCATCGCCAAGTCGGCACTCGATCCCCGCGGTACTGCGCGTGGTGGAGACGCTTCGGCGACCGCGCTCGACGAGATCCGCAAGCGCGCCGAGGCCCTCGTGAAGGCCGGCAAGGTCGACTCCATCGCAAAGGGCTTCGATGAAGTTCTGCGCGCTGATAAGGACCTTTACACCCGCTACGAAGCCGAGCGCGCTTCCAAGTAACCCCAGATAGGACAAGAACAAAATGGCCTTCGAGAAGCCCCTCCTCATTCAATCCTTCACCGCCGCTTCGGACATGACCGCTAGCACCCAGCAATTCACGCTGGTCAAGTTCGCGGATTCGACCGGGAACGTCGTGCCCTGCACGGCCGTTGCTGACCTTCCGATCGGTGTGCTTCAGAACCTCCCCCGTCAGGGCGAGCAGGCAGAAGTGTGCGTCCTCGGGATCACCAAGATCCGCGTGGACGCCACCGACATCACCGATGTTTCGGCCACCTCCGGCCTGCTTGGTGTGTCCGCCTCGGCGCGAGCGACCGTGCTCGGCGCTCCGGGCGTAGGCGCGCAGACCACCGCGTACTGCATCGGCCGCGTGATCAACGTGGACGCCGCGGACAACGACGGTGGCCTGACCACCGCCGCGATCAACTGCATCAACCTGGGTCGTCACCTGTAATCCAGGCTCAGACCAAATCGTCAGAGGAATAGGAAAGACAAATGGCCCAGCCCACTTCCAACCAAGTCCACATTGATGTGCCGCTCACCGAGATTTCGGTGGCGTACCAGCAAAAGGCGGACCACTTCATCGCCGAGAAGGTGTTTCCCGGCCTGAACGTGAGCAAGCAGTCGAACAAGTATTTCGTGTTCGACCGCAACGCCTTTTTCCGCGACCACATGCAGAAGCGTGCGGCTGGCGAGGAGTCTGCGGGTAGCGGCTACTCGCTGTCGAACGACTCGTACTTCTGCGACGTGTGGGCGCTCCACAAGGACATCAGCGACTTCGATCGGACCAACACCGACTCGCCGCTGGACAGCGACCGCAACGCGGTGCAGTTCCTCACCCAGAACGCCCTCATCCGCAAAGAGCGGAATTGGGC